TTTGCTGATACCATTTTGGTTACTCCTACCCGTGCAGCTAACGGAAATACTGCTATTGCTAATACAGGTAACTTTAGTGCTGGTTGGGTTCATATTCAGAAGAAAACCAATAACGATGGCACAGTTCGTTATCTGAAAGAAACTTTAGTTGCTCTTGCTAATCCTGTGGCTTCCAACACAAGTTCAGGTAATACAAGTTTTGGTTCTGTAGTTACAGGTCTGTAATTAATCCAAGTTGTGGTGCTTCGGTGCCACAACTTTTTTCATTATGACAATATAATAAGAATAAAAATATGTTTGATGAATTGAATGAAGATAATTTTATGATGTACGCAATGAAGTGTTATACTTCACCAAATTGTGTTATGTCAGAATTTGAAGGAGATATTAAAAGAACCAAATATCTAAAACGTTTATTTCGTAGATATAAGGTTGCTAAAATTCTCAAAGAACGATTGATATTGAATCATATCATTCTATTGAATAATGTTTTTGGACCAGAAGTTACTGCAAGAATATTATTTTATAGAATAGATGAACGAGATTACGATATATTAAAAACTTTTTTGTGTTATTTAAATATAATGCCAGAAATGATTTACGGCATTAAGGGTAAAAATATAAATTCATACGATATACCTATGGATTTACATATCGCAGAGATATTAAGGAAAATATGAAATCATTTAAACAATATACTGAAGCTTGCTGGACAGGATATACAGCCAAAGGCATGAAGAAAAAAGGTAACCGTATGGTACCCAATTGTGTACCAGAAGAATCTGAATTGGAAAAGAAAGCTTCCAAATATGACTTCACTAAAACTAAATCTGGTAAACCTGTACCCAAACAAACTAAACCATTCCGTATGGGTAATGAACCAATATCAAATATTAAAGAAGATGGCATAGGTGGTGGTGGTGGTGGTGCAGTTGCTACCGGACCAACTAATGTAACTGGTGTTGCAACTTCTACCGATCCAGCAAGTGCTACTGCTGTTAATAGAAAAAAGAAACGTAGTCCTATTTTAATGAGAATGGCCACCAGAAAGGCACCTAAGTGATTGACATCCAAAAAAGAATCAAAGAGAAATTTGGATTAGAAGCAGAAGTAGTTGAAGCAGCAAATGTTTTATTTTTAAGAGTTCAAGGATTAGATAACGTTTCTCTTGCTGATTGGATTGGAGTAGAATTTCATAACACTTATGTTAGTGTAAAGAACAGAAAAACATTTGAGTTCTCCGATGATGGATGGATTAAAATAGAAAAAAATGATAACAGTAGAACAACTTCAAGTAATACTGCCACATAACACAACATTAAATTCTTTGTGTTCGGTGTTAAATGACTTATTACCAAAATATGATATTAATACAAAGAATAGAATTGCTGGTTTTTTAGCGCAATGTGCAGTTGAGTCGATTGAGTTTACAACATTAAAAGAAAATTTAAATTATGGTCCACAAAGTTTAATGAGAACTTGGCCAAAATTGTTTCCTTATGTTGGTATAGCAGAACAATATGCTCACCAACCAGAAAAGCTTGCTAATTATGTTTATGCAAATAGGTATGGTAACGGTAGTGTAACAAGTGGTGATGGATGGTTATACCGTGGTCGTGGTGCTATTCAAACCACCTTTCACGACAATTATAAGGTATTTGCAGTTTCTATTGGAATGCCAATAGATAAAACAGTTGCTTATTGTGAATCATTGTCTGGTGCCGTGGAGTCTGCTTGTTTTTATTGGAAGATGCATAATATTAATGATGATTGTGATTCTGATGATATTGAAAGTATGACACACAAGATTAATGCTGCTGAATTAGGATTGTCGCAGAGAACAATGTATTACGAAAAGGCGAAGTCAGTATTATGATGACATTATTACTTTGGTTGTTTAATTACATACCAACATTCTTTATATACATTGCATTTGCAATAGGTGTGGTGCTTTATCTCTTTTCTGAGATGGCCACAATGCGAATTGCTCAGATTGTAACATCGAGTTATTTAACACCAGCTCTTATGAGATTAATTGGTGTATTATTAATGGGATCAAGTATTTTCTTTTTAGGTATATCGTTTAGTGATGCCCAATTTAAAAAAGAATTGGATAAAAAGAACCAAGAAATTGCTAAAATTAATGAATCAGCAAAAGATATAACTGTTCAGACCGAAATTAAGTATGTTTATAGAGATAAGATTATTAAGGAGAAGGGTGATGAAATTATTAAATATGTTAACACTAAAAATGATAGCGACTGTAACTTGCACAATTCTACTATCGAGTTGCTCAACGCTGCCGCAAAAAACGACCTTCCCAACCCCACCAGATCAGTTGATGCAACCAGCTCCGGAGTTGAGCTTAGTGCCGTTGAAAAAATAATTATAGAAAATTATAACAAGTATAACGCATTAAAAAATAAAAACGATCTATTACAAGAATGGATTAGAGAGCAACAAAAGAATAATAAATGAAACAAATAGTAAAACAATTGTTAACAGGTAAAGATAATGAAACTTACGATTTAGGTCGTATATCTTGGGTTCTTTGCGTACTTGCAACTATTGCATTTTGCATATACAACTTAATACACAACATACCATTTACATTGGAAGATTTTGGTCGTTCAATAGCTGCTATTGTTGGAGTTCATGGTGCAGCTATTTGGGCCAAAAGGGATACTGAGCCTAGTCCACAAGCTGATTCAGATCAAAATAATAATAATAAATAAGAGATCAAGATGGCAGACAATGTTACGCAATTAAAAGTTGATGTGGAAGTATTAAAAACCCAAGTCACCACAATAACTTCCCTTTGTACAAAAATGGATACGGTTATTGAGAAACTTGTGGACCAACAAGAAAAATATACCGCACAAATTTACAAAGACATGGAAAATCGTAGAATAGAAAAGAATGCCGAGATCAAAGAGATTCACGACCGCATTGATACCGTTATTGATAAAGTTCAAATTACCGAATTGCGCATTATGGATGAAATTAAACAATTGCGAGCAGAACTAAGCAAAAGGCAAGAAAAAGATTCCGGCAAATTGGATAATATTTCTAATAGAAACTGGATGATTGTTGGTGGTATTATTGCCGCAGCATTTATTGTTAGTCGTGTGGTAGAAGTTATAGGACACTTGACAAAGTAGTATTATTGTAGTATTATCATAGATTATGAGCGTTTATATTGATAGAAATTTCCTCCTCCAAGTTTCACCAAAATTACAGAGGTTCTCCCGTAAAAAGGACGACCTCTATAATTTCCGTTGTCCACTCTGTGGGGATTCCCAAAAAAATAAAACTAAAGCCCGTGGTTTTGTCTTCCGTAAAAAGAATGACTACTTCTATATGTGCCACAATTGTGGTGTATCTACCACCTTCTATAATTTCTTAAAACAGGTTGATCCTAGCCTATTACAAGAATACCAATTGGAAAGATATAAAAATGGAGAAACCGGCAACAACAATTATCCAAAGCCAAATTTTGAGGAATTCAAAACGGAGAAACCGACCTTCAAGAAGTCCCTTGAACTTCCGACAATTGACTCATTACCAGAGGCGCACTTTGCTAAGATATATGTTCAGCAGAGAAGGATTCCAGAGACCTTTCACTCGCAACTATACTATGCGGAAGACTTTGCAGCCTTCATACAAACTCTTGGGATTGAAAAAGAGGGTCTTTATAAAAACGACAAACGGCTCGTCATTCCCTTCTATAACAAAGAGAAAAATCTTGTGGCTATCCAGGGTCGCTCGTTGGGTGAATCGAAACTCAGGTATATCACATTAAAGTTACATGATGATAATAAAAAGGTCTTTGGACTAGACCGAGCCAATACGGAATCGTTAATATGTGTAACCGAAGGTCCTATTGATTCCATGTTCCTGGAGAATGGTGTAGCAACAGCAGACTCTAACCTAGAATCGATTACCGATGTATTGGACAAATCGGAGGTGGTTCTGGTGTTCGATAACGAGCCTCGTAACAAAGAGATCGTTAATAAGATAGAACACGCAATAGACAACCATTTTAATGTTGTTATTTGGCCAGAATTCATTGGTGAAAAAGACATCAATGATATGGTCGTCAAAGATAATTTTTCATTGGATGAAATCCAAGATATTATAGATAAAAATACCTTTGTAAATTTAAGAGCGAAAATGGAGTTTGTGAATTGGAAAAAGATTTAATCAATTGGGTACAAAGGATTTCTGAGAAGAAGGATGAACTTGGTGGGTTTAGTGTTTGTCCTTTTGCTAAGAAAGCACTAGAAGAAAAAAAAGTTTTCTGGTCATACATCGGACAGGAACCAGTAGCATACATACTAAGATATATTGAAGCAACAATTGAAGATTTTGAGGTAATAGTTTTCTACAATCTCAAAAAAAACTTGACAGATGAAGATTTATTAAGTATTATATCAAAACTACAAGACAAGATGCCAGACATGGTATTTTTGAAAGACCATCCAGATAATCCTGGATTTATTAATGGAGTGAATACTAGTAACGGTGAATATCCCGCAGTTCTTGTACAACCCCGAAATAAATTAGAAGAGGCTCGTAGTAAGCTATTAAAGACGAAGTATTACGATTCTTGGTCAGAAGAATATAAAAAAGAAATATTTGCATACGGCAGTAAAAAATAATAATAAAGGAAAATAACATGAGCGTAGTTAATAGTAACATGGACATCACACAAGAGATTTTATCAGAAATAACAGTTTACAATAAGTACGCAAAATATATTCCAGAATTAAAACGTAGAGAGTCATGGGAAGAAATTGTTGAACGCAACATGGCCATGCATATTAAGAAGTTTCCACAGTTAAGAACAGAAATTCAATCTGTTTACAAAGAATTCGTATTCACCAAAAAAGTTTTGCCTTCAATGAGGTCAATGCAGTTTGGTGGAGCACCAATCGAAATATCCAATACAAGAATTTTTAATTGCTCATTTTTACCTATTGATGATATTGATGCCTTTTCCGAAGTGATGTTTCTATTGTTATCAGGAACAGGTGTAGGTTATTCGGTTCAAAAACATCATGTTGATAAATTACCTATCGTACAAGGTCCTACATCCAAAGGTCGTAGATTTTTAGTAGGTGATTCCATCGAAGGTTGGGCTGATGCAATTAAGGTGTTAATCAAAGCTCACTTCAAAGGTAAATCGGATCCGATTTTTGATTATCGTGATGTTCGACCTAAAGGCGCTCGTTTGATTACTTCTGGTGGTAAAGCACCAGGTCCCGATCCATTGCGTATCTGCATTGATAAAATTCACGCAGTATTGAATGGTGCTCGTGGTCGTCATATAACATCACTAGAAGCACACGACATTAATTGCCATATTGCAGATGCCGTTCTTTCTGGTGGTATTCGTAGAGCCGCTATGATTGCTCTATTCAGTTTTGATGATTTGGATATGTTATCGTGTAAAGCTGGACCGTGGTGGGAATTAAACCCACAGCGTGGCCGTGCTAATAATTCAGTAGTGTTACACCGTGAGTATACCACAAGAGAACAGTTTGATATTGTTTGGAAGAAGGTTGAAGAATCTGGTGCAGGTGAACCAGGAGTCTATTGGACAAACGATTATGATTGGGGTACAAATCCGTGTGTCGAAATTGGTTTGCGCCCCTTCCAGTTCTGTAATCTAACGGAGGTTAATGTTTCAGACTTAGTTGACCAAGAAGATTTAAATGCTCGAGCAAGAGCTGGTGCTTTCATTGGAACACTACAAGCCAGTTATACGGACTTCCATTATCTCCGTTCCATTTGGAAAGAAACAACCGAATTGGATGCTTTGATTGGTGTATCAATGACGGGAATTGGTTCAGATAAAGTTACTCATTTGGACATGACTGCAGCCGCAAAAGTAGTATTGGAAGAAAATGCTAGAGTTGCTGAGTTGATTGGTATTAATAAGGCTGCAAGAACAACAGCAGTTAAACCTGCCGGCACGACTTCATTGGTATTAGGCACATCATCAGGTATTCACGCATGGCATAATGACTTCTATGTTCGGCGTATGCGTGTAGGTAAGAACGAAGCCTTGTATCGTTACATGAGTGAAAATCTTCCTGCGTTAATTGAAGATTGTAATTTCAAACCCCATATCGAAGCAGTTATGTCCTTTCCACAGAAAGCACCTGCTGGATCCATTCTTAGAACCGAATCATTCATGCACTTATTGAAAAGAGTAAATAAGTTTAGTAAAGAATGGATTGCACCTGGTCACCGTGATGGATTAAATAATCATAATGTATCTTGCACCATTTCATTGAAAGCCAATGAATGGGAAAAATGTGGAAATTGGATGTGGGATAACAGAGAAAGTTATAATGGAATTGCCGTTTTACCATATGATGGTGGCACATATATTCAGGCACCATTTGAAGATATTACCGAAGAAAAATTTAATGAGATGGTGCCTTTACTACATAGTATTGATCTAACTCAAGTTATCGAATTCGATGACAACACAACACTTACCGACCAAGCAGCTTGTGGTGGCGGTGCTTGTGAAATTAAATAAAGGTAAAGAATGACTCAGAAACATCTATCTGGCGATTGTGCCAATTGCGAATCAACTTATACGGTATCATTTATGGAAGAAATGGTTTCTCAAGATTTACCGGAGCATTGTCCGTTTTGTGGTTCTGAAATAGAAGAACTAACTGAAGAATATACCGAAGAAGAAGATGATTTAGATATTGGAGATTGGGACTAATTTACACTTATCGTTGTGCCAACGACCAATATTTCCTATTGTTGTAATTATACCACAGTAACGACATTGTTTGTTTGGTACATTTAGGTGTTTCGAAGCTTCAGGTTTACCAAACATAGGATTATTTTTTCCTAATTTGGTTAAACTCTTTTTCATATTACTTTCCGGTGAAAACACTGGTTTATGACCTTTTTTGAATGAACCTTTGTTGGTTCTCATAGTTTTCATAGGATTAGTTTCACTATCAAAACCACAAGAACTTTTTCTACGGTTCATACATCTTGGTTTACCAAAATGTTCATACAAGTATTTTTGTTCCAAAACTTTGAGTGAATCAATGGAATCTGCGTATTCTATAATTTCTCTGGATAAATTGGATAGTTTTTTTATTTTTCTTACCCAAGTACCCGAACCCATATAACCATCATTTAGATTTGTAGTAGAATGTCTACCATAATAGTAGTTTCCGTTAATATGTGTTGTCTGATAAATGAAATGATAAATACTCATGCTGACACGGTCCTTTCGTATTAGAGTATGTGCGGATGCCAGTCCGGCGACATACACTTATTTATACGGAGAATAACATGGATTTGAGAACAACCATCATAAAAACACTTTTAGGTGAACAAATTACATCTGAAGATGTTCTGTTGGAATCTGATTTACCCCAAGAACATAAAGATATTATAAAAAGTCAAGGCATTGAAGGTTATGAACACTTTTTAAGAAATGAAAAATTAAAAAAACAACCAACCAAAAAACATAAGTTGGATGTTTTGTCACAATGGCGCCAAAGCAAAAAAATTAATGCCAAACAATATGCCAAACATATTGATGAGCTTTAATAATGATATGGCAATATGAAGGTAAAGATTTTACAGATGACTTAATTGGTGATAATTACGGGTTCGTGTATCAGATTAAAAACCTGACGAATAACAAAATGTACATAGGCAAGAAATTCTTTTATTCTGCCAAAACCAAGCAAGTCAAAGGTAAAAAGAAACGATACAAAGCACCAAGCGATTGGCAAACTTACTATGGAAGTAGTGCCGAACTAGCTAAAGATGTGTTATCATTAGGTCATGAACAATTCACCCGTGAAATTTTACATCTCTGCCAGTCCAAAGGCGAATGTGGTTATCTCGAAGCAAAAGAGCAATTTATCCGTGGCGTTATGGAAACGGATGAATACTACAACAATTGGATTATGGTACGAGTGAGAAAATCACACATCAAGGAATATAATGCTAGACTTTCTCAAAAAACTCAAGGACGATCCTGAGGGTCCTTATGACGCAATCTTTTTCCTACCAGGTGATAAGGAAGATGAAGTTCATATAGAAGCTTCACTACTTAAAGATCCGGGAGAACCTTTAGGCGGAAGTTCTATGGGACATACTTATCAAGTAGTATTATTTAAAGATGATGCGGAACATGATAAATTATATAATGTCGACCGAT